GTAGACGCGGACCTGCGCAGAGAGCACTGAGCCAACTGTGTTGTTGGAGAGTGTGAGCTGGAGTGTCGCGTTGTCGATACGGGAGAAGTTGCATGTGCCTGAGGGCTGGTGCTCCTCGGGCTTGAGCGCGAAGGAGTACACGTTGATGCCGACGGCAGGGATGTTGGTGTGGTGCTGGTACGGCTGCACTAAGTTGAAGTAGGCACCCTCGCGCTCAGAGAAGCGATCCTGGCCGTTGAGCTGGATCTTCGCTGTGACTGTGGGGTTGCCGCCCGCGAGGCCCTCAACACGTGTGACTGAGTAGCCGGACTCGAGCACGGCCCGGTCCCACCAGTCGGAGTAGTTGAACGGCTGCTGGCCCTTCCAGGGGGCAACGACTGTGTCGTCGCAGCTGACGAAGGAGTCGCGCTGGACGACCCACACGAGCTCCTTTGTGGGGTGGTTGAAGTTGAGCTTGATCTTGTTCGCTGAGCTTGTGACTGACTCACCGCCTGTGAACTGGAGCTGCTCGATCAGGTACTCGTGGGAGACCTGGGCGAAGCGGCGACGCTCGTCTGTGTCGAGGTAGATGTAGTCGACGTAGAGAGAGGCTGAGACGAGGCCTGACTGGGCGACACGGTCACGGATGGTGTGGGTGTTGGCGAGGTTGGTGTAGTCGAAGCAGAGGTTGTTGAGCGAGTTGAACTCGAGCCAGACCTTGACCTCGTGGTACTGGAGCGCGATGAGCGGGAGCGCAAGACCAGGGTTGCGGCAGAACCAGAACTGGAGGGGCACGTAGAGTGTGTACTCAGGCGCGCACTTGAGCACCTCAGATGAGGCGTTCGGCTCTGTGTTGGATGAGCAGCCAGAGTCGCAGTCCTCGCCGCCCTGGACGAGGAGGTTGACGAGGGCCGGCACGTTGCCAACCATCTCGGCGTAGCCGGCCTGCTTGCCCGCCTCCTGGGTGAGCTCATTCCAGATCTGGAGCCAGTCACCGTAGTGCTTGTCGATCTGCTGGCCGCCGATCTCAACGTAGACGTTGTTGATCAGGTTGTGGCCGACCCAGTTGAGCCAGCGGAACTGCGCGCCAGAGCCGTCTGTTGACTGGAGCTGAACCTGGGGGAGTGTGGCCTGGAGGTAGACACGGTGGATTAAGTCACCGTTACGGGAGATTGTGCACTGCACCTTCTTGCCGAAGTTGGCAGAGCCGTTGAAGGTCTGCTCAATCGCCTCCATGGCGAAGTTTGTGTGGCGACGGTAGACGACCTTGAAGAAGGTGATCTGCGGGTTGCCTGTGAGGTAGATATCCTGCGCACCATAAGCGACGAGCTGCATTAAACCACCTGAGCCCATTGTTGTTTATAATCCTCCCTAGAAAAAAAATTTTGGGAGTCCGGGGTTTTAAAAATGATCGAAAAAGGCTCTAAAAACCCTTAGGCCTAAAACCACTCTTTTTGTAATCAGTATACCATATGTCACAGTCTCTTAATGACTTATTACAACCTGTGGCCTCCGAGGCCGCCATAAAACAAAAACCTGTGGAAAATGCAAAAACTCTATACACTTTTCATAGTCAACAAATCGATAAGTTGAAAAACGATAAGACGAATGTGAGCGAGTTAAAAGCGGAGCTTTTAGCAAAAGAAAAACGACTAGCCGACGTAGAATTAGAATTTACAGGTCCAAGCCTTATACAAACCGCTACGGATATTCATATGTTAACCAGTTGCGCAAAATTAGAAAAAGAAATTCAAGATTTAAAAGAACGAATTTCACAAATCGAATCCGGCGCCGATGTTGAAAATTATTTTTTACGCGTTGGTGATATCTTATTTAGTTATAGTGATGCGCAAGAACGTATTGCTGGTGGAGAGCGTCCTTTAGAATCGAACAAAAAGGTTCGTGTTCCCGCAAATAGTGTATATAGTTATTTTGCTCCAGAAGTGTCTGATACTGTATCTGTTCAGGATGGAAAAGTTGCCGATCCAGAAAAGAAAGCGTCCAATATTTCGAACAATATTGGATTTAAGCGTGATAAGGCTTTGGAGACGTTTCTGAGCGCTCTCAATCCTGATAGTCTTCATCACGATGTTGCTGTCGCAGATAGTATCGCCGAAGATTACGGTAACTGTCCAATATGCGACACGGAAATGTATCTTAATGAGACATTTCTAGACTGTCCAGGCTGCGGGTTCCGTGATATGATTTTAATTGATTCAGAGAAGCCGTCGTACAAGGATCCACCGCGTGAAATGTCTTATTACGCGTATAAGAAGATTAACCACTTGAACGAGTGGCTGGCGCAGTTCCAGGCCAAGGAGACCACAGAGATTTCTCAGGCCGTGCTGGACCAGATCCGTCAAGAGTTGCGAAAGGATCGTATCACGGATATGAGTAAGCTGAAGCCATCGAAGCTCAAGGAGGTTATTAAGAAGCTGAAGCTCAATCGTTGCTATGATCACGTAGCACATGTGTTGAACCGTCTGAATGGTATATCAGCGCCAGTGCTGTCTAGAGAAGTCGAGGAAAAGCTGCGGTTTATGTTTAAGGAAATTCAATTTAGTTTCGTAAAGCATTGTCCAAAAAAGCGCAGTAATTTCTTATCCTATTCTTTTGTTCTCTACAAATTCTGTGAGCTGTTGGAACTGGACGAATACCTACCATGTTTTCCTTTGCTGAAGAGCCGTGAGAAGCTCTATATGCAGGATAAAATTTGGCAGAAGATTTGCGAAGATATGGGATGGGAATTTATAAGGACTGTTTAAAAGGCCTAAGGATATCCTAAGTTTCTAACATAAATGGATTTATCTATGTTAAAAACCCAAGTGATGACGATGTTTATGATGCGGCCTGGTGGAAGCAGCAAGGACATTTTCTCTCTTTTGTATGGTATGCTTCTCATGAACGTCGTCGAACAGTTATTTAAGTTTATGCCTGGGATCGGTGCGGTTTTATCCACTTGGTTTTTAAAGAATGGTGTTGTTCAACGCGGGTTTCTTCTGGACAAAAAGACCGAGGCGCAAATGAACAGTATTACAATGACGCGTGTATTTATGGAGAAAGCGGACTCAAAAGATAAGTCTGATAATGTCTTCGTAGAAAAGGTTGACGCAGTGCTGGACTTTATCTGTAACTTGGACACAGCGCGACATGTGCGACTTGAAACACGGTATAGTCTGAATACAATGGAAGATATTGAACTTACGCCTACTTTGAAGGCGAAAGTGAAACAGGTATCTACCAAAGAAGAGGAACAGACAATAGAACTCTTGCTTTTTAGCTCTGTAATGAAAGTGTCTGAGATACGGCGTTGGGTGGATGAAATTCATGAGAACTATATGTTCGAGAAAAACAATAAGCTCGGCAATAAAATCTTCTATTTTAGCGAAGTGCCCGCTGAGCCTTTGATGCAACAAGAGATTATGCCTGATGGAACGTCCAAGAAGACCTATCGCTGGGAAAATCTTCCTAAGGTATTATCGTTTCATATGAACGAGTTTAAGACAAGTAAGTCATTCGCAAATGTCTACGGTAATCACGTAGACGAACTAAAGGAACGGTTAGACCTATTTATTCACCATCCTGATTGGTACATGGACCGTGGTATTCCGCACAGCCTTGGTATCATGCTGCATGGTGTTCCAGGGTCTGGCAAGACGAGTACCATTAAGGCGGTGGCACGTGATACACACAGGCATATTTTCTGTCTTTCTTTGCGTCCGTATACGACACAGAGACAGCTGACATCTTTATTTTTTAATGAGACAGTTGTTGTACAATCCTATGATGGCGCGAAGCTAACATATAAAATTCCCTTGAACCGTCGCGTATATGTGATTGAAGATATTGATTGCCTTTCAGATGTAGTTCTGGACCGGTCTATAAAAAGAGAAGGCGGACATGATACGAAAGAAGGCGAGTCGTTAACCTTGAGTTTTTTGCTAAATTTACTCGACGGTGTCCTGGAAACTCCTGGGCGTATTTTGATTATTACGACCAATTTCCCAGAGAAATTAGATAGGGCTTTGGTGCGGCCAGGACGCATTGATGTCAAGATTGAATTCACAAACGCCTCTAGGGAGTTTATTATGGACATGGTCAATAAATTTTATAATCTTTCAATGGGAATAGGCTTCATTCCTTTAGAGCTAGACGGTGTGTTTACACCCGCTGAAGTAATGGAAAGCCTCTGTATGTTCTTTAAAGATGCAAAGGCTGCCATATCACATCTAGAAAAGAAACGTGGTTTGAAGCTGGAGGTAGGACAGGGGACACTTATTGAAAATCTAGGAGCGCCTGCTGCAGTTCAACTTGTCTTCGATGGACCGGTGAAGAAGGAGGAAGAGGAGGAGATGCCTGAATTAGAAATTACCGAAGAAGAGGGTGTTTTTAAGATGGGTGACGTAACGTGGAACTGTGCATCCTGCAAGACTGCACCAAGTATTATGTGTAAACTCTGTCGTGATATGACAATGAAGGCAACACCTATGTCTACAAAACCTCTGCCGCCACTACTCGGTAGCAATGAAACAGGCACTATGGCATTGGCCGAGTTTGAAGAGGCTGCTTTCTTAGATCCTGACGCCGCTCTGCCTGGACCAGGATTAGTTCTTCCACCGCGCATGGCGCCTTCAAAAAAGGTTCTCGCTGAAGAGGGTGGTTGGTCGAGTGCTTTCTTTGGAGACGCTGAGTTCCTAGATCCGAGCGCAGCGATGCCTGGCACTAATCCCTATTCCGTTCGTGCGAACGTGGACCTAAACCAAATGTAGTAATGAATTCTAAAGATGACCACCACTGTCGGCTTTGACATGGGCATTCGTAATCTTGCGTATTGTGTTATGGAACACAATGCTCAAGGATGGTTTGTAAAGGCGTGGGATAATATTGACTTGTTGGAAGGCGGAACATCGTCACAACATGCTAGGTCATGTCATGGATGTGGAGCCGCTAAGGCTACTTGGTGCGATACATCTCATAAGTGGTGCAATGCATGTGCAACAGGTGTTCGTAGAAAGAAATCGGCTACGTCGAAACCTTTTCTACAAGTTCTGCCTTGTACTGTATCTGTGAAGGACTTGCGCCCTCTAGCAGTTTCTATGGAGGTAGAGGGCGCAAAGAAGATGGGCAAGGACGCACTGGTGGCATGGGCAACTGGACGCTGGCTCATGCCATGGAAAGCAGCTAAGACAAAGGACGCTGGATTAGCGGATATTCTTTTGGCGATGGACACCTGGTTAACATCTGTGCTTCCTACATTTGCGACTAGTTCTTTAATTAGGCTCGAAAATCAACCCGTAATGAAGGGGCCTACTATGAAGTCGGTACAGATGATTTTATTTACCCTTTTGTCTCATAGGTTACGAGTTGAGTATTCATGGACTGGGTCTATTGAGTTTGTGCATGCTGGCACAAAGTCTCGTGGAGTAGTGGCTCCAGTGGCGGTAGACGTGAGTGGGGCTGTAGTATCTGATACAGCCGCAGAAGGTGCAGCGTACCGTGCCAGAAAGAAGGACGCCACCGACGAAGTTATAAAGTATTTGACCACAAAGGGAGATACTGTATGGTTAGACTATTTTAAGGGAAAGACGAAGAAGAGCGATCTAGCGGATGCGTTCTTAATGGCGCATCGAGAGCGTTAAATTTTCTTTAATTAATGTAGAAACATGTCTTTTAATAAGCAGGCGAACAATATCTTGTCAAATCCCCAGGTTACAAAAATCCCGCCGTTTTTATCTGCTAAATCGTATGGTGCGGATAACATCTGCAAACTCGTGAAGAATGAAAATACAAAGCTCCTGGCTTTGGCTAGGGCGCAGCCGAACCTGCTTATTCCCATCAATGAGCTCCGCACAACTTGTGCGAAGCCGCAGTTTACAAACAAGCAGATGATTATCAAGAACCAATGGGATGCTTTCCTAAAGGTTTTGAAGGCTGTCCCGGCAGTGGCCTCTGCACCTGTGGTTGCAGCAGCGGCATCAGTGCCCTTGGAAACAGCGGCGGCTGCAGTAGCGGCCGTAACTCCTAATCTGCTCGTACCAGCCGCTTCAAAGAACTCGCTCAATACCATCTTTGACGCAATCGGTGCCTTAGAGCGCAACGTACAGACCCTCAAGTCCCGTGTCCAGACCTTTAAGAGTGCAGCTGCCGCTGCTGGAGGCAAGCGGCGCAAGACCCGTAACTCGCGTTCTAGGTTCTAAAACGGTAACGCTGTAAAGGAAAAGAATGAGCGGGCCGACTATTCGTATTGGCGATGCCATGACTATCCCCGACATCACTGCTATCAATGATGTCGGTCCTACAATTGAAATTGGAAATATGAACGACTTTGACTTAGGAATGTTAGGTAATCAGAAAAAGATACAGCAGACCAATCGTCCTCCGAGCCCTGGAGGTGGTCTTTCCGAACTCAAGGAGGCCGACATTGAATTTGTAAGCCTCGACGAGGGTGGTGTTTCCTTCGATGTTAAGCCGTCTGTAAACCAGAACCCTATTCGTATCACTCGTGATGACTCACCTAGACCTGAACCAACGCTAAACCTAAACGCAAACCGTCCGTCGCCCACAGTTGCAGCGCCTACGCCGGCGCCAGCGCCAGCAGCGTCTTCAGTACAGTCCTGGTTTGGTCTAGGTAAGCCGGCTGCAGCTGCTCCAGAGAGCAGTGGTGGATGGTTTGGTGGTGGTACACAGAAGACAGAAGAGCCCATTGCAACCTATTTATCACCTGAGCAGGAGCAATTAAAGAAGATGGAATCGCTAACTATGCTGGAGCGCATGGACCGCAAGGGTGTAGGTGGTACAAAGATGACCATTGCAAACAGTCTGGAGGAAATCAATGCCGAGGTATCGCGTCGCAAGGACTCCAAGGGTCTTGAGGCAAGTCTTCGTTTCCAACGTTCTATGATGACGACTGTAACTAGTGGTATGGAGTTCTTAAACAATCGTTACGATCCTGTTGGAGTAAAGCTCGACGGTTGGTCAGAATCCATCAATGAGAATATTGAGGACTACGATGAAATCTTCGAGGAGCTGTACGATAAATACAAGGATCGCACCAAGGTTGCGCCAGAGGTCCGTCTTATCATGTCTCTCGGCCTTTCTGCGGCAATGTGCCACTTGACAAATACGATGTTCAAGTCAAATATGCCTGGCATGGATGATATTCTGAGAAAGAACCCTGACTTAGCACGCCAGATGGCGCGTGCGGCTGCTGAGCAGGCCGTAGGTCCAGGCTTTGCAAACTTTATGAGCATGGGCAACCCTGGTGGTTCAGGACCCACACGGCCCATGCCACCGCCGATGCAACAGCAAAGAGAGGAGGATGATATAAGCAGCAGACCTATGTTTTCGCCAGCCGGCAGCGGAGCCGCTCCAGTACCTAATATGGATCCACGGGGGAATGTACAGACTGCTCGTCGTGAGATGAGGCCGCCGCCGGATCACATGATGAGTGATATATTAAATGAATTACGTGAAGGAGGACAGATGCCTAATCGCAACGTTCCCAATCCCGCAATCGATGCAGAAGATATGGGAAGCGTTGTAAGCGGAAAGACTTCAAACACTGACCGTCGTAATGGTATTCGTCGCGCACGCAAGGCAACTGTTCAGCCAACTGGTGCAACGTTGCAATTAAGTATCTAATTTTTTTGGTTCTTAGACCTATACGCATTGAGCAATTTTGATTAAGAAACCGTAGGTTTCTTAATCAAAATTAGCTAATGAAATGACGCATAGGGCACGTGTCCAGGCGCTCCTAGAACTTTTGAAAATTATAGCTTTTCAATATTGTTTTTATAGGTTTTTGCCTGTTCGTCTATATCATGTCCGCACCAACTGGGTATCATACAGAACGGGCTATTTTCGTTCGCAACCACCCAGATTACGAAGAACAGCATTACAGTTAACCAAAATGCAGCCACAACATTACGTGTTGCCATAAAAATCACTGTGAAAAAGATTAACGGGCGGACCCACGGAGACTGCAAAAAGGCCTCTTGCTTCTTTGTAAGTTCTAATGCTAAGAACCGGCCGCCTAAGTTCAATAACAACATAAACATACCGATAAAATAAGGATTTGTATTCATAGTTGTTATAGCAAATGCTAACGGGTCACCAGCAGTTTGCGGAGGAGGAGGTGGAAGAAAGATAGGAGGTGATTGTTGTGCTGTACTACTAACAGGTATTAAGCCAATATCACCTGCGCCTTGTTTTCTAGGGTTAACTTTGCCCATCTTACAATGGTTAGAGTTTTAAACTGCTAAGAAGATGAATATCTGCAATCCAAAAGAAAACAACAATTAGGCCAACCGATGCGAGCACTGGATTATGAGACGCTATTAATGTCAAACATAGTCCAGCTAAGAACCGCATGAATGGATGACGGGCAGCATTGTGAAAAAGTTCACTATAATGTTTATCAAAATCTAAACTAAAATACACTAGTACTCCTACAAAAAGTAAGGCTACTACTGTTTCAAGATCTAAGGCTATGCCGGGCATTCTTATTTTGGTAAATTATTTAAGTATTATGTAGTTCCACCACTAGTAGACCCTTGTGCCGAAGGCCCTTCAACAGGATAGGTTGCTACGTCCTTCTCCTGTATTGCTAACGGTCTTTCTTTAAGAACCTTTTCGACAAACCAGCGTTTACCATTTGTTACCCAATCGACTGTATTTGCGCTATTGACAAATCCTTCTTGTTTTAAAGACATTGATACAGCCCACGCATTCAGCAACATGAAGAGTATAGCAAATGTCGCTGGAGGAAAGTCTAATTGGTAAGCAGCGATCGCTGTTAAAGAAGTTATAAAGAACCCTATCGGGCCAGCTATCATAGCACGAACAGACGGATCCCAACGGTCAGCTACAGCTCCAGCAAATACAAATAATCCTGTGGCTAACCATTTGGATGCAATGGGTGGGTTAATCGTCATTCCGCCGCCGGGAGATGGTGGTGGGAAACTCATACTACTGTAATGGACTACGATAGTTATCCATTAATCGGCGGGTGTCTAAATCTGTTCGAAAAGACAAGGTGTCTCCATAAAATCGTTTACCAAAATCCTCTGCAAATCGTATGCCCTTACTAAAATCGTTTTGCATGTAGCGTAGAAGGGTCTGATGTGCTTTGACAGCGTCGGCATCTGTAGGCACTGGAGTATTTGCTTGTTGTAGCTTCGCTATCGTAGCATCATCCAACATAACTTCATTTTCGAATGCTTCATTTATAATTGGATTTCTACGTGCCAATCTATCCATCCAGAAATACACTGTTAGCACGAGAGCTATTGTAAATATGGATAAAGAAATCAATTGAGCCGTATTCATACTCTTAAATTGTAGGCAGATATAATTTGCTAAAGTAATAACACTAAATAAGGAAGGTTTATGGCCTCATTAGAAGAAGCATTCGGTGACTGGGGTGAAGAACCCCGGAATGAAGCTAGAAAGCGTAAGAAGCGTCGTGCGCAACTACCTCCTGAACCGGCCGTGATTGATCCCGACAGACCCGCCCATCGACAGCTTCCGCCTGCTGAGCTTCTAGGTGGAAGTCCAACAGCAAACTCGGAATCGACCAGTATTTCTGACATGCTTAATGCTGCTGAATCATCCAACTACTTTCCAACGCCCTCAGTTGATATGAAGGATGAAAGCGTCTATCGTCTTGAACCCGATTGGGCGAAGGCCTTTAATGACGATTCGGCGCCGTCTTGGATCAAGGAACGGATGCCACAACGGAATGCCGAAGCGCCACTCATCCCTAGTCCTTGGCTAGATGGTGCAAATACTCTTTGGCAAAAAATACCCGACTCGATGGCAAACCAAAAGGGACTAAAGGACGCTGAAACAGCGTCTTCAAGTCGTATTGATGACTTACAAAAGCGTCTTGATGCCATGTTCAAAAAGCTTAACGATCTTGAAACAAACCGAGCAGAGTCAAACCATATTGAAATCATCTTATTTGTTCTCGGTGGTATATTCTTGCTTCTACTCCTGGACATCCTAGTCAAACAGGGTACACAGGCAGCAGCTTATGTGGGACAAGCTGACTTATCTCATATAGGCTTTGGTAGAGGACTTGCCTTTGGCTAGCCTAGTTCTTTAAACAACTACATAAATCAATACGACGTCTTTTTGATATATTATTGATTTCAACATCCATTTGGTCATCTAAATCTCGGTATAATTTCCTCATATTTATACATTCTTTTATCTTATTTCTAAATTGAAGTGTTAAACTATCATGTAGTGCTTTAGAAATAGCTACTTCTTCTTTTGTACCTGTTTTTTTTAAAGCCTGATACTCTTCTAATACTTTAGCCCTATCGTTAGAAAGATCCTTGAGTTCATTTAGTTTCATGGTACATTCGTTCATAATTGTCTTCACTTCAGCAAAGATGTTCGTATTGTACAATGTTGGAAGAGAAAATCGTATTTGCTCAGGAAGGACAAACTGATTAGATTCCTTAATTTCCTGAACCTCCTTTTCGGTCTTGTCGATTAAGTCAATCACTTTGGACCTATCAAGAGAACCAAAAAGAACACGACCAGAACTAAATACGAGACCTGATTGGATTTTATCAAACTTGTACGCTGATGTTCTATGTGCTTCAGCGCGCGCGTCTAATTTCATATAATTAATTAACGCTAAAAGAAATGCATTTACTCCGTTCAAAGAACTTACTATCGTTGCACCAAATTCATAATTCTGAAGAACTAGTCCAAGAATAGTACATAATGCTGTATTGAAAATGGCTGGCATCATAAGATAATTTAAACGCTGTTCGCATAATGTTTTCGCTTCTGTATACAAAAGTTTCTGGCCTTTCAAATACACAGCTATCATATCCAAAATAGCTGAATTGTTTTGGTCGTCTCCAATGTATGTTCTATTAAAATCTTCTTCAACATCTCTAAATTCCATACTACTAACAACTAGTTTTTGAGGAGAAGGATTTAGATTTAGCGCTGCACGTAAAAGTGGAGGATCTGTAGGATGGGGAGATGCATCTGCTATTGGTTTAGGCGTCGGTTCGGATACTATTTGTAACAGTGGCGAAGATAGAGTG